TATAACCCCAAGGGATTATCAATTAGATGCACTCTCGTGCGCGTTATCAGATGAAAAAAGGTTATTACTATCTCCAACAGCATCTGGAAAGAGTTTAATTATATATTTAGCCATTCGATTCTTTTTAGAACACTATGATGGACAAATATTACTTATCGTACCTACAACATCTTTGGTAGAACAAATGTATAATGATTTCGGCGATTATTCTGCCAAAGATAGTTGGTCACATGAAGAAACATGTCATAGAATATACTCAGGACGCGAAAAATTTGGTGTAAAACAAAGAGTTATTATATCAACCTGGCAATCAGTTTATAAGTTGCCAGGCAATTGGTTCTCTAATTTTGGTATGGTAATAGGTGACGAAGCACATAATTTTAAAGCTAAGTCACTTACATCGATATTAGAGAAATGTGTAAATGCTAGATATCGTATTGGTACAACAGGAACATTAGATGGAACTCAAACTCATCAGTTGGTATTAGAAGGATTGTTTGGTCCTGTATATAAAGTCACAACAACAAAAGCTTTAATGGATAGTGACAATCTATCTCAAATGGATATTGATATTATATTACTTAAGTATAAAGAAGAGATATGTAAAGAGTTAATAAAGAATAAATATCAACAGGAGCTAGATTTTATTGTTAAGTATGAACCTCGAAATAATTTTATTACTAATCTTGCTTTAGACCAAGAAGGTAATACACTTATATTATTTCAGTATGTAGAGAAACATGGTAAGCCAATGCATTCTATGTTACAAGAAAAAATAAAAGATGATAGAAAGCTTTTTTACGTTTCAGGAGAAACAGATGTCGATACAAGAGAATCAATCCGTGAGATTACTGAGAAAGAAAAGAACGCCATTATTGTTGCTTCCATTGGAACTTTTAGCACTGGTATTAACATTCGTAACTTACATAATATTATCTTTGCTTCTCCATCTAAGTCACAAATTAGGGTCCTTCAAAGTATCGGAAGAGGATTAAGAAAAAGTGAAGATGGCCGAAATACAAAAGTATACGATATTGCTGATGACTTACACTGGAAAAATCAAAAGAATTATACACTACAGCATGCAGCAGAAAGAATTAAAATATATTCAAGAGAAAGATTTAACTATAAAATGTGGGATATAAATATATAAATGGAAGGATTAAATATAAGACATTTTAAACTCATGAATGGCGAGGAAATTATTGGATTGCTTGCTGTAAAGAATGATGATAATTTTATTATAGAAAGACCAGTAAGATTAAATCCAGGATTAATGGGTGGAATACAATTTACTGCATGGTTTCCTTTTTCTGAATCAAAACAATTTAAAGTACTTAAGAGTTCAATAATACAGCACGTACCAATAGCAGAGTCTATAAAAGATACGTATGTCAATTTTGCTCTTAAGATGGATGCACCTATCACAGTACCAGATACTAGAACTGACCAAGAACTACTTGAAGAGTATGAGGACCGTCTGGTTAATGATTATGCTGAGGAAGGTATTTCGGACTTGGATAAGAAACGTACTATTCATTAATTTAGTATACCTCTATCCTCCCCGGATAACTATATTATTATATCATAAAAACGAGTAAATGTACACAGTTTTTTTAAAATAAATTAAATTAATTTTTATGTGTACAAATGCTTAAAAGTATGGTATAATATAACATTATGGAGAAAAATATATGACTAAAGTCAAACCTAAAGATAAGCCACACTACGTAAACAATAAAGAGTTTTCACAAGCAGTAATGGATTATGCGGTTGAAGCACATAAGTGTAGAAAAGCAGATAAGAAAGTACCTACAGTTCCTGATTATATTGCAAGATGTTTTATACGAATCTCAGAAGGCCTGTCTCACAGACCGAACTTCGTGAGGTACACTTATAGAGAAGAGATGGTAATGGATGCAGTTGAAAACTGTCTAAGAGCTATTGGTAATTATAATATTGAAACAGCTACAAGAACAGGTAAGCCTAATGCATTTAGTTACTTTACTCAAATATGTTACTTTGCATTTATCCGTAGAATCACCAAAGAAAAGAAACAACAAGATATCAAATTTAAGTTCATTGAGAAAATGGGTATTGAAGATTTTGTTGCAATGGGTATGGATAATGAAGGTGCTGAACAAACAATGGCTTATGTAGACACCTTAAGACAAAGAATCGGTACAATTCGTACTAAAGATGAAGCCATTAAGAAATTTGCAAAAGAGGAGAAGAAGCGAGAGAAAGAAAAACTTGAGCTGTTTATGTAATGAAAAAAGTAAGTACAAAACAAAACGAAAGACACATACGTGTTATGAATAAAAGACTTAAAAATGATTCTAAAAGAAAGATTCGTAGAAAGTTAGTATTAGAACAAATGCGAAGAATCAATTTGGCTCATAGAAGAATTTCAAAAGCACAAAGAAGAATGGTAAAGTTAGCTAAGCAAAGATGAAGGTAGCAATTTTAAATGATACACATTGTGGTGTAAGAAATAGCAGCGATATATTTTTACAATATCAAGAGAGATTTTATAATGAGGTGTTTTTTCCTTATTTAAAAGAACATAACATAACACAAATATTACACTTAGGTGATTATTATGAACACAGAAAATTCGTCAACTTCAAAGCTCTTAATGCTAATCGTAAGCATTTTCTTGAGCCTATGCGTGATGCTGGGATTACTATGGATATTATACCCGGAAATCATGATGTCTACTTCAAAAATACTAATGAATTGTGTAGCCTCAAAGAACTGCTCGGTTATTTTACCACTAATGTAAACATTATAATGAAGCCAACAGTTCTAGACTATGATGGTCTAGGTGTTGCAGTAATACCTTGGATTAATAATTCTAACTATAAAGAATACACTGAATTTGCTCAAAATTGTGGAGCTCCAATCTTGGGTGCACATCTGGAATTAAAAGGATTTGACATGATGGCAGGAATGCCTAATCCACATGGAATGAATGCTGATGTATTCTCAAGATTTGAAATGGTTTTATCAGGTCATTTTCACACAAGAAGTTCTCAAGGCAATGTAACGTATCTTGGTTCTCAAATGGAATTTACTTGGGCGGATGTAGATGACCCTAAGTATTTTCATGTACTTGATACAGAAACAAGAGAGATTACACCAGTTCGTAATCCTATTACAATGTTTAAAAAAGTTATATATGATGATACTAAAACAGATTATGATAAAGTAGATGTATCAGAATTTGAGAAAAAGTTTATTAAACTTATTGTTATAAATAAAAATGACTTATATATGTTTGATAAGTTTATTGATAGACTAAACAATATCGAAACTTATGAACTAAAGATTGCAGAATCTTTTGAAGAGTATTTGGGAGAAAGCGTAGAAGACGAGAAAATATCCCTCGAAGATACTAATGAACTTCTAGATTCTTATGTCGAAGCTGTTGATACAGATTTAGATAAAGAACATCTAAAGGTTGAATTGAGAAAACTATATACTGAAGCACAGAATCTAGAGGTAGTATGATACATTTTGAATCTATCGAGTGGAAGAATTTTCTATCCACCGGAAGCGACCCAATAAAAATCTTATTGGATAAAACACCATCAACATTAATTGTTGGACAGAATGGAGCAGGTAAATCAACTTTACTTGATGCTCTATCTTTTGCACTCTTTGGTAAACCCCACAGAGATATTAAGAAAGACCAAATGATTAATAGTATCAATAAAAAAGGTACATTAGTTACGGTTAAAATGAAAATAGGAAGTCATGACTTTAAAATTGTAAGAGGTATAAAGCCAGGTAAATTTGAAATTTATCAAAATGGTAATCTTATCAACCAGGCTTCGAATGCAAGAGACTATCAAAAGTTTCTAGAACAAAACATTCTTAAGTTAAATCATAAGTCATTTCACCAGGTAGTTGTACTTGGTTCATCTTCTTTTATACCATTCATGCAATTGCCAGTTTGGTCAAGAAGAAATATCATCGAAGACTTATTAGATATTAATATCTTTTCTAAGATGAATACTTTATTAAAAGAAAGAAACTCTAAAATTAAAGATGAGTTAACTGATATTAATCATCAAATAGAAATCTTTAAAACAAAGATTGATGCACAAAGTAAATATATTAAAGACTTACAAGAACTCAATGATGACCAGATTGAAAAGAAAAGAGATTCAATTGATGTACATAAAGAAGAAATTAATAAACTATTTGAAGAAAGTAAAAAGCTTGGTAAGAATTTATCGGCTTCAATATCAACCGAAGAAAAGCATAGTAATGATATCGTAAAGAAAATGTCACAGCTTGATTCCTATGATATGCAATTCAATGATAAGATAAAAGGTCTAGTAGATGAAAGTAGATTTTATGAAGAGAATGACCAATGTCCTACATGTGACCAAGAAATTGGTGAAGAAAAGAAAGAAGAAAAGATTACTTATATAAAGAATAAAGCAAAAGAAATACAAACTGCAAAAGAAGATTTATCTAAGAATATTTCTGAATTAAGAACTGAACAACAAGATGTATCTAATAGTCTAAATAAACTAAGACAAAAGCAACAAAAGATTAATTCAAATAATGATGCTATTGCTTTACTGCAAAAAGAAGTAGATAAGATACAAAAAGAAATAAATGGTTTACAAGGTCAAACAGGTGATGTATCTAAAGCAAAGAAAGAGTTAAACAGTCTAAGAAAAAGTAAAGATACATCTACTGAAAAGAAATTAGAATATGTAGAAGAAAGAACCTACAATGAAGTCATAGGTGAAATGCTTAAAGATACTGGTATCAAAACTAAAGTCATTAAGCAATACTTACCAGTGATGAATAGGTTAATTAATCAATATTTACAAATACTTGATTTCTTTGTATCATTTCATTTAGACGAAAACTTCAATGAAACAATAAGGTCAAGACATCGTGATTCATTTAACTATGCTTCATTCTCTGAAGGTGAGAAACAAAGAATCGATTTATCTCTTCTTTTCACCTGGAGACAAATAGCTAAAATGAAAAACAGTGCTGCTTCTAATCTATTAATACTCGATGAAACATTTGATTCAAGTCTGGATTTAGATGGTGTTGATAATCTGACAAAGATATTAGATACATTGGATGATGGAAGCAATGTGTTTATCATATCACACAAAGGCGATGTATTAGAGAATAAGTTTAGAAGTAAGATTGAATTCTTTAAAGAAAAGAACTTCTCTAAAATCAAATAGCGATGGGGCTATAGCTCAGTTGGGAGAGCGACTGGTTTGCAATCAGTAGGTCGTGGGTTCGATTCCCTCTAGCTCCACCATTTCAATTGTTACAGGAATGTTACAGGAATGTTACAATCGTGTTACAATTTCATTATTTTCACAAAAAGGGTGTACATTTACGTTGCACTAGTGTATAATATAACCATACATTGATAAGGAACCCTATGATTAAACATAAATCAACACTAGCTAAATTACTTGCAAAAGAGAATATTACCGTGCAATATGGTAATTATTCTACCGCATGGTTTGACATTAAGGATAGAATCCTTGGTCTACCTATGTGGAAAGATATGGGTAAAGATGTTTCTGATTTATTAATAGGTCATGAGGTTGGTCATGCTTTATTTACACCTTTCGAAGGTTGGCATGATAGTCCTGAAAAACTAGAAGGTTGTCCACGTACTTATATAAATGTTATTGAAGATGCTAGAATTGAAAGACATATCAAAGATGCTTATGTTGGTCTTATATCTCCAATGGCAAGAGGTTACAAAAAACTATTCGATGATGGTTTCTTTGGTAAAGAATTCCATGATATGGATTGGGACAACGTAAAGCTTATCGATAAAATAAATCTAAAAGCAAAAGTAGGTGCTCATTTAGATGTACCTTTTAACGATGAAGAAATCGTATTCTATGATAGAGCTATGAAAACTGAAACGTTTGATGAAGTATTACAACTTGTAAGAGATGTTTTAGCTTACACAAAAGAAAATCAAGAAGAGTTACTTAC